TAAATGTAGAATAGGAGTAGTAATGAAGAAAAATGACTTAATAAAAATAATCGAATTAGTTGTCCGTAAAGAAGTTAAAAAACAGATGACCGAGATATTTATTAATGAAGATAAAGAAATCAAATTAGCAGAAGTGGTTTCTAAACCCGAACCTAAAAAGGTTCTCAATAAACCTAAAAAACAATATAGTAAAAATACAGCATTGAATGAAGTATTGAACAATACCAATCCATTAGGAAAAAGTCAACAAGATGAATATCCAACATTGGGTGGTGGTGTTTTAGGTTCAAACAATATGGCAGAAGTATTGGGTTATGGGGATTTAGGTAAAGGACAGAATAAAGAAATGGCAAGAGAAGTTGCGGCAGTAGACACCATTAAGAAAGCAGGTGTTTCAGTAGACCAAGTTCCAGTAGGTGTTCAAGACGCTTTAACTCGTGATTACTCTGGACTAATGAAAGCAATTAACAAAAAGAAAAAAGGTGAGGATAACTTTAGACCTTAAAACTAAATGAGTGTAAGAGAAATAGATAGAAATGATGATGTATATATTGGATTAGAGTTTCCATTAGACCACAATCTAACAGGATTTTTTAGACAATCTAAGACTATACCACAACAGGTAAAATCTAATATTAAAAACTTATTATTAACATCAAAGGGTGAAAGAGTATTTCAACCAGATTTTGGTTGTGACTTAAGAGACTTATTATTTGAGCAAATAAATAGTGAAACTTTAGATGGAGTTGATAATAGTATTAGAATTGCTTTAGATAATTGGTTACCTTACGTTAATATAAATGATTTAGCAATTGTTCAAGATGAATCTAATCCAAATGAGATAACGATATCACTTGAATACTCAACAACACTTCAACCAGACGCACTAGATAATATAACCTTTAATTTGGTTGTAGGAGAATAAAATGGCTACGAATGTAGATTACCAAACAAATAAAAAAATAGTAAAAAAAGATGTAAGTTATCTCGGTAGAGACTTTTCATCCATTAGAGAAAATCTTTTGGAGTTCGCAAAATCTTATTTCCCAAATACTTATAATGACTTCAATGAAGCATCACCAGGAATGATGTTTATTGAAATGGCATCATACGTTGGAGACGTAATGAATTACTATGTTGACAATCAATTTAAAGAAACACTTTTACAATATGCAGAAGAAAAGAAAAATGTTTTTGATATTGCACAATCTTATGGATACAAACCAAGTTTGGCAATACCAGCAACTGTAGAATTAGAAGTTTCACAATTAGTTCCGGCAAAAGCAGTCGGTGGTGGTTATCAACCCGACATAGATTACGCAGGAGTAGTCTCTGGTAATTCAATTATTACTTCAGATACTGGTGTTGATTTTACCATACTGGATGATGTTAATTTTAAAGCATCAAGCTCATTAGACAGAAGAAGTGATGAAGTTCAAACACCTTCATCAGGAACAATACCAACACAATTTAAATTAACTAAAAAGGTATTAGCAAAATCTGGAGACACCATAACTGAAACTTTCTCATTTACCGGAGCAAAGAAGTTTAATAAGATAACTTTATCAAATGAAAAAGTAACTGAAATTGTATCGTGTGTGGATAGTAATGGGAATAGTTGGTATCAAGTTCCTTTCTTAGCACAAGACACGGTATTTGAATCAATAGAAAATACTACTTTAAACGACCCAGAATTTGCATCACAAAAAAGTGATACACCTTATATGTTAAGATTAATTAAATCATCAAGAAGATTTACAACCTATGTTCGTGAAGACAATAGAATGGAATTAAGATTTGGTTCAGGTGTTAGTGACAACGCAGATGAAACACTAATTCCGAATCCAGATAATGTCGGTTCAGCGTTAAGTTTTGGAGTAACACATTTAGATACAGCATTTGACCCAACAAATTTTATGAATACAAGAACTTTTGGTTTGGCACCAAGTAATACAACACTAACCATTACATATCGTTATGGTGGAGCAGTAGAGCATAATGTTAGAAGTAATTCAATTACTTTCCCGAAGAACATAACTTTTACAATTCAGGAAGATGGATTAACTGCATCATTGGTTCAAACATCAAAAGATAGTTTAGGTTTTACAAATTCAACAGGAGCATCGGGTGGAGCAAGTCAAGAAACATTAACCGAAATAAAACAGAATGCAGCAGCATACTTTAATGCACAGAACAGAGCAGTTACAAAAGCTGACTACATAACAAGAGTTTATTCTTTACCACAAAAATATGGTAATATAGCAAAAGCATATATTGTTCAAGATACACAATTACAAGAAAACAATGATACCACTACTGAGATTCAAAATCCATTAGCATTGAATATGTATTTGTTGGGATACGATGGTAATAAATACTTAGCAAAATTAAACGACGCAGTAAAACAAAATTTAAAAATGTATCTTTCCCAATATAGATTAGTAACAGATGCAATTAATTTAAAAAACGCATACATAATCAATATTGGAATTAGATTTGCAATCGTTACACAAAGAGGGTTTAACCAAAATGATGTATTGTTTAGATGTATACAAAGAGTAAGAAATCATTTCAATACTGATAAGTGGCAAATAAATCAACCAATAGTATTGAGTGATATTGCATATCAGATTTCATTAGTTGACGGAGTAGCAAGTGTAGTTCCACCAGACGGAACCAATCCAAACAATTCACTTATTCTTGTGGAGAACAAAGCAACAACATCAAGTGGATATAGTGGAAATGTTTATGATGTAGATTCTGCAACAAAAGACGGAGTTGTATACCCATCAAAGGACCCAAGTATATTTGAACTAAAATATCCAAATACTGATATTATCGGTAAAGTAGTAGGAGAATTATAATGCATTATTTTGAATTTGGAAAAAGAGACGCTTCAATTTATTCGGGTGGAACAACAGCTTCCATTAATACTGGATTAGATGAGATATTAGAAATTAACAAAAATGTTAATCAAAGTGGAACCGTATCTAACATATCAAGAATATTGATTGACTTTGACTATACAACTATATCGGAATCAATACAGAGTGGTAAGATTCCTTCAACTGCAAAATTTTATTTAAATTTATATGACGCAACTTCAGAAGAAGTAGAAGCAGAGCAAAGTATATTTGTTCATATGGTTAGTGGTAGTGCTTGGAAACAAGGAACAGGAAAACTTGACCATAGTCCAGTAACATCAGACGGAGTTACTTTTCAATATCGTGACCACGAAAACAAAACACCTTGGGTATCAACATCAGTATTAACTGATGGGGGTTCTTGGTGGTTAAATAAAACTGGACAATATGCAGTTAGTTCATCATACGCACTAACATTTGATAGAAAAGATATCAGAGCAGACGTGACGGACTTAGTAAAAAATCACATTTACTCAAGTTCAGTTTATCCTAATAGAGGATTTATTGTAAAGAGAAAATCACTTCATACAGGTTCAATTGACTTTTCATACAATCCAGGTGGAGATGCTACACAAGATGAAAGTAGTTCAGATAGGTTAGGAAATCTAAAATACTTCTCAAGAGAAACACATACAATCTATCCACCTAAGTTGGAAGTAGTGTGGGATGACTCAAGTTTTTCGACAGGAAGTTTATCACCATTAAGTTCAACAGACTTAGAAAGATTAAAAATATATTTTAAAAATTTAAGAACAGAATATAAAGAGAGTTCGGTAACTAAATTAAGATTAGTTGGTAGAGAATTATATCCAACTACTGCATTTGCTACAACACCATCAGAACTATCAGTTAAGTATTTACCGAGTAGTTCAGTATTCTATTCAGTAAAGGATGCCGATACAGAAGAAACTATTATTCCATACGGAACAGGTTCAATAGTTAGTTGTGATTCTACGGGTAATTATTTTAACTTATGGATGAATGGATTACAAGCAGAAAGAAGTTATCGTTTTTGTCTTAAAGTAGTTAGTGGTAGTGGAACAACAGATGAACAAACAAATTTCTATGATGATGACTTTGAATTTAGGGTGGTGAGATAATGCCATATACATCAGCAGAAGAAGCAGTTCAACATTCCGATTACTATACAAAGTTCAGAGAACTTGAGCGAGAAAGAATTAGAAAACAAATTCTTGAAAAGAGAACTGACTATTTAACAAATCCAAAATTTAACACAAGTCTTACGAGAGACTCTCGTGGATTTATACTTTCATTTGAAAATCCAGACTTATTTGGAAAAGCAAATGAACCAGAATACGAACAAGTTACAATTGACATAAAAGAAAAATACTTCAATACAAGATACTTAGACAAAATAAACAGAACCTTTGAAGACTTGGTGGATTAACGATGCCTAAATACGGATTTACAGAAAGAGAATTATCAACTTACTTCAAACCTAACAAACAAAACATTTCAAATTTTGGTAGGGTATTTGACTTTAATAATCTTGATGCTGAATTTAAACCACTCTACCTTGGTCAAAAAGATTATATTAAGTTATGTATATATAGTGTTCAGACTAATCAAATCTTACAAGAAACAATTTTACGAGTTAAAGATTTAAGTCCAAACTATGATTTAAAATATTTAAAATTAAATATTGGACAGCACCTAAGAGATTTAGGAATTGATGAGGGCGATTACAAAGTTCTATATAAGTTCTTAAGAAAGATTGCCGGAGACGATAGTCAATTTTTTGTTACTGATGAAAGTGGTGAAACCTATGATGGTCCTTACGAATCATTTGACGGACTTTTTTATAAAGTAGTTAATGATGTAGTTGATTTGGAACAGCAAGTATATGAAAATCGATTTACATATGTAATAGATACAATCAATACAAAAGGTGACGAACTAATATTACGAGCAGATGAAAATGTAAGTAATGATATTTACAAAAACAATTTAAGAAATTTAAATTTAAATGTAGTAGCAGCTCCAAATTATAGACAATCAGTTCCAAATAAATCAATTAAATTTAGTAGTAGTAGTTTTGCAGACTTAACATTAATTAATGAAGGAAGTCCTGAAGACGGTGGTGCTGACTTCCAATTTCAAAAATCAATGGAAGGTCAAACAATTGTTTTTGAAAACTTTATAAGAGCATGGGTTCCGAAACACGAACAATTCAGAGTTGACCTAACAACCACAGGTGGGGATGATGTTAGCAATCATAGTCATAATAGTGGAACGGAAAAGTCCGGACGACGTGAAATTCACCCAGTATCAAATACAGAATTTCCACTTGAAATCTTCACCGATAACGAATATGGTAGTCTTACCGAAACAACATTAAATGATACTATTCTTGATAACTATTCAGGTGTTACTGGTTATTTTTATGAACCAACACCTAAACTCAATACAACAAACACATCATTGTTCAACGAAGGTAATCTACCAAAAGATTGGTGGTTAGCAAAAGGAGCACCAGCAAGTTATCGTCACGAACACAAACCAAAGGCATTGAATAAAAATCACCAAATGTGGGACACCACAGCAGACCCAATGTATCCAGTATATACTTATAATGATAGTAATGATGAAGTAAATATTGACTGGGAAAAATCTAATCCGGCTTCACCAAGAGTTAAAGACTTTGGAACACAATACTCAGTTGACAGACATCTTGTTGAAGTACACTTTAATTTAGAAGTAAAGATTGATGAAGTATTGACTGGAGATAAAGTCAAAGTCTCACACAACTTACAAGATGAGTATAAAAACTTAAGAAGAAATGGTTACTTTGTAGATAGTATCGGAGTTGTTCACCCAGACCACAACACCGTTAATCCTGCATTTAAGTTTAATAGTGTAAACTTTAATGAAATTAAATGGTCTAATTTTTATGTAAAGATGAAATTAAATAGTGTTGAAAGATTTAAAACTTATCTACAATACAGAAATGATTATTATTTAATCACAAACTCTCAGTTTCAAGAGAGCAAATTAAAACTAAAATTAAAAGAACCACTAAATGAAACATTAAGAGAACAGGACATAGATGGGTTCACTATTGTGGAAGAGTTGTTACCAGACTATGAAGATAACATTTCATTAGTTCCTTCGGTTAAAGTTAACAATACGTTTTTATTACCAGCAGATTTTGACAATGTTGATAGTCCAATAGATAAACAAGCAACTGATTACAAAACCCATAACACATTACTTAGTGATAATGACGAACTCAATAGAAAAATTGAAAGAAGTTTGGTATCAGGTAGTTTGTTAGATGTTCAACCGAATATTGATTACCAGAAAACCACAACACAATATTATGAAGTTGATGATACTGGTTTTGGAAACTTTATTCATTTTTCAAATGCAGAAAGTAGAATTGGTAACTTCAAGAAAAAATTAAAATTAATAGAAACACATTCTGCAACAAGTCAATCACTTATCAATATAACGAGTTCATTATCAAGGATACAAGAGACTGAAAGAAAACGACAACGAGTAATAAATTCTTTTGACCCATTTGAAAATTATATGTATTTTGAAAGTTCATCATACTCAAGTGGTTCTAATGGATTATTTCACGACACTAGTTGGCCTAAAGAAACTTCTACTGAACCATATAGATTGGTTCACTCAACAGGTTCAGCTGCAATAACTTGGTATAATAATATGATATCAAGTGCTTCATCGTATGACTTCAATAATATGAATTCGTTAAGAAATTCATTACCAGAACACGTTTACGCTGATACACAAAATAATACATTTTTAGAATTTATGGATATGACTGGACAACAATTTGATGAAGTATGGAGTTACACCAAACACTTTACTGATATCAATAAAAGAGTTAGTAGTTTATCAGAGGGAATATCAAAAGATGTGGCGAAGCATTATGCGGACGCATTAGGATTAGAATTGTCAAGTGGTAATGGTTTATTAGACTTACCAGAATATCTTTTTGGTAAAAGTGGAAGTGGTGCGGATTTATATGAATCACCACAAGAAAAGGTTACAGAAGAAATATGGAAAAGGTTGTTAGGAAACTTACCTTTCTTTATCAAAACAAAAGGAACGGAACGTTGTCTAAAAGGATTACTAAATTGTTACGGAATACCTAGTTCAATATTACGAGTAAGAGAATATGGTGGACCAGACAAAGGAACAAGAGTTAGTTATGAAATTAAAAGAAAATTTACAAGAGCATTAGATTTTAAATCAGGACAATTTATTAAATCTGCTTGGAAAGCACATACAGACGGATTAATTCCCGATACATTAGAAGTTAGATTCAGAACACCTAAATCACAAGACCAAGTAATTTTACAAAAGGATGATAACTTTGCTATATCATTAAAAGATAATGGAGCAACTGATAATTTAGGAAGTATAAAATTTGAAATTAGTGGTTCTGACGGACAACTTAATGTAGTGTCTTCTTCAAACTTACCATTTTACAATGATGATATGTGGTCAGTTATGTTGACAAGAAAAGACCAAAGTTCTAATGAAAAAACTACTGATATGATATTGAGTCAAAGTGTTTATGAAATAACTGCAAAACAATATGATTCAACAAGACAAAGAATAATATATCAGGAAAGTCAAAGTTTAACATCACACACTGCAAGTTTAGCATCAGATATTAATAATGTGAGTGGTAGTAAAATAAATGCAGCATTTACTTCATCAGGACACGTTTTTTTAGGTGGTAGTGGTAGTTCTTTCGGAACACAATTTACAGGTTCATTAATGGAGTATCGTTTATGGTCAGAACCTTTGTCGCAAAGTGTATTTGATAATCACGTTACTGCACCAAAATCATACAACGGAAACACATTTACATCAAACACCGATAAACTATTAGTTCGTTATGAATTGAATGATAATAAAAATTTACAATCATCAGCAACTGCGTCATCAACTGCATACTTAAAGTCTTATGAAAATGAAACAGCAGCAATTAGTGGATTCACAGGAAACTTTTACAGAACATTGGTTGACCAAGAGAAACTAAGAGTTCCAAACATTGGACCATCAAGAAGAAACGCAACAAAGATTAGATTAGAAACAAATAAACTAATAGGTCCACTAAATCCAGACGCAAGTAAAGAAGTGTCATCACAAGACTTTGCACCAATAGATAGTGAGAAGTTGGGAATATACCTTTCACCTACTGATGTAATAAATGAAGATATAATGTATTCATTAGCAGATTTTGACTTTGATGATTTCGTTGGAGACCCAAGAGATGAGTTTGAGTATTCTTACAGAACATTAGAACAAAAGAAACACGATTACTTTAAGCGATACTTTGGTTCAAATAGTTTCTGGGATTATATGAGAATATTATCTTTCTATGATAAGAGTATTTTTAAAACATTAAAACAATTTATTCCAGCAAGGGCAAAAGCACAATTTGGTAATCTAATAGAACCAAATATATTGGAAAGAACAAAAGAAGTTATTGGTAAAAAACCATCAATAACTCAACCATATTATGAAAATGCAGGACAATTTGAACGAGGAATAAGTATATCAAGTCTTCCATCAGGTTCAAGTGACAATATAATTACATTGAGTGGTGCATACCCAAATTACGAAAGTATTATTGTAGCAAACACGGGTTCACGAGGAACTAATATAGCGACACTCGTAAAGATTAATCAGTTAAACCCAGACTCAGCAGAACCAACAACATATGCAACTGCAAGTGTAACGAGAGGTGGAACTGATATAGAATTTAAAGAAACCTTACAACCATTTGTAAGTGCTTCAAGATTGTCAACAACTAATCAAGTGAAAGAATTTTATTACGGGTCACTATCGGATTCAGTAGCAGCTGGATTTGGAGCGTGGTCAAAGTTTGGTGATTTTTATATTATAAGTCAATCATTTGAACCAACAGACTTAGAACCTTTTTATAAAGATACAATAAGTAATAGGTTGTTCTACGAGGGAACTAAAACAAATAGATTAACCGATATTGACGGACAAGACCCAGTTCAAATAACCTTTACTTCACCAACATCATTAACAACACAACAACCAGGTGAATCAAAACTTAGAGTTGAATAAAAACATATGGAAAATTTAACTTTCTTATATTTATTACTGAATAAGAATAGTTATATAATTTCCACAGGAGCAAAATAAAATGGGATTTTTAGATAATACAACAATAACAGTAGACGCAATTCTCACCAAGAAAGGTAGAGAAAAATTAGCATCAGGTGAAGAAAACTTTAACATTACACATTACGCATTCGCAGATGATGAGATTGATTATGAATTATGGGATACATCACATCCGAATGGTTCAACTTATTATGGAGCAGTTTTAGATAATATGCCTTTGTTAGAAGCATTCGTAGATGAAACACAAGTGATGAGATATAAATTATTTACATCCGATAAGGATAAAGCAAATTTAGCATTCTTAGAAGATATTACATTATCTGCAATTGGAAGCACATCAAACAAAAATGCAACCGATACAATCAGTCCACGAACTACAAACGGACCATCACAATCAGAGAAATATACTTTCCAAATACTCAATACAGATATTGCAAGTATTACTGGAACCGGTGGGGAAACAGGAACATTTTCAACTGATTCAAGAACTCAAACTGTAAAAAGTGCAGCTGGAGTTGTTGTTACGATTAATGACTTATCAGTTGATACCAGTAGAACAATTTTTCAAACCGTTGTATTTATAACGGGTGAACAAACAGGTGCTACACGAGTGGTAACTATTCAAAATAATTCGAAAGGAACTTTTAGCTAATGGCACATACAACTTCAAACCCAATGAATGTAACTTCGGCTGAAGCAGCATTTGATAACGGAACAGATAGACTTAATGCGTTTATTAGTGGTAGAACAACTAGTGAAGAACGTTCAACATACTTCCCACTATTTGTAAGGGAAACAAAAGAAGACTTCTTAAGAGCAGTTGGTAGATTTAATGAATATATAGCAAACCACGGAACAAGTGGTGGTGACGACCCAGACCAAGAAGGTAATGGAAATGGTTCAGACCCTGAATTTAGTGCAACTATTTATAAACAATTTCAAAATTCTGATATCGCATCAACTGAAAAAACAACAGTAAGTTCTGGTTTATTTAGTGATGGTGCAGCGTCATTATCAGGATTTCATTTCTCACCAACATTAGGTGATGTATCAGCATCTTACATTCCAGTATACAATAAAGCAACATCTGATTCAACTGCACAAGTTCAGTTCGCAGTCGGATATGCAAACTATGGAGGAAGTGGTTCTATTGGAAACACAACCAAAACAACAGCTGGAAATAGAGAAACTGCAGCACTTTATAGACAATTTAGAAATGTTATATTAGGACAAGGAACCGAAAAATTTCAATTTACAGGAAAAACATACGGAACCGTAGCTAATGGAGACCCAGACGGACAAGATGACTTTGTATTTATTGCGTTTAATAGAGCACAAATGAGAGAAAAAGTTGACCCAGGTAATTGGGAATTACATTTAAGTGGTAGTGGAAAATTCCAATCTGGACTTAAATTAATTGACGATAGTTCAGCAACAACCAATACAACAATCAACTCTGCAAACAGAGTATTTAATGTTGTTAGTGGTTCTATTGCAGGTGGAACAACAACTATTAAAACAGCAGCAGCTGCTGAAACTACATATGGTGCACCAGGTTTATTTTATCCAGACTTAGGAATTATATTACTTAACGCAGCGTGGTTAAAAAGTGGTGGACAATTAGCAGGAACCGGAGCAGTAGCAGCAAAATCAAGTGGTTCAATGGTATTCTCAACAGGAACAAATACATTTGGTGATAATGCAAAAGTTGCATTTAATTCTATTAGTCATAGTGTAGCGGGAGCAGGTAAGAAAAATGCAGGATATTTCGCAGCCCGTAGAGAAGAAGAAATTAGTTCAACAAGTTATTTTGCACGAGCACATAACCAAGAATTTAATTTTAGTTCAAACCCAACTTATGAAACAACCGATAGTAATAATCAAAGAGGTGCTTTTACACAACCAACATTTCAAGGTGACCCAAAAGCATACATTACTCAAGTAGGTTTATATGATGATAGTAGAGAATTACTAGCAGTTGCTAAATTATCACAACCGGTATTAAAATCATTTTCAAGGGAAGCCGTAGTAAAAGTGAAACTTGATTTTTAGGACAAACTAATGTTCAAGAATCTTGACCCACAAGACAAATCCGTAAGACCTTTTAAGGTATTTAAAAACTTTACATCAACTAACAATGATAGTGGTAGTGGAGTCTTTGCAGTTTCTGCAATCAGTAGTTCATTTAGAAATTATACAAGTGGTTCCGACACCAATACAGAAGTTGTGTCGGGTTCAACAACAACTAATTATTTTGCACTACCGACTTGGAATATAATCAATACAATGTTTTATAAAAACTTTAAAGCATTTTATGACAGAGGAAGACCATTTGCAGAAGTTGGTGAAATTTTACCACGATTAACAAGTAAGTTCAATCCATTTCATTTACTTTCCATACAAGACTTTTCAAAACAAACAAGAGAATTACATACAACTGCACAGGTTATTAGTGTGGGAAAAGATTTATACGGGGAAGAAATAAAACCAGGTAGTATTAATTTATCTGCTACGGTGGGTGGAGCAACTTACGATATTAGAGATGATGAAGATGGAAATCTTTATGACTTCACATACACTGCAAGTTTCGCAGCATACAAATCAAGTTCATTCAATAGAGCACACGGAGTATCAACTACGGCGGCAACCCGTGGTAGTGGTAGTGAAGTTGGTAATGTTTTATATGAACAGGGATTATTAGTAATTACTGATACTGGTTCTTACAAAGATATTGGGAAACAAGGGAAACCCTTTACATTAAAACATAAAGCAACTCACACAATATATGAACACGAATATGTTCTTCACGCTAAACCAAATGAATTTAATCGTTCAAGTAATGTAAGTGTAACGGAGAATAGAACAGGATTTACTCGTTATGCACAAACCCAATCAGTAGATGTGGGTGGTATAAATGATAGAACTTGGACTTACAGGTTATTCCCAGCTGGTGATAGACCAGCACTTTCCGGAACGGGAAGTTTCGCAACATCTCACACAGGAGAACCAACTACAATAAGTGGTGTTAAACATTCATCTTGGAATCCATATGTAACTCAAATTGGACTATATGATGAAGATGATGACCTATTAGCAGTCGGTAAAGTAGCACAACCAATCAAATTATCAAAAGACTTACAAACTACTTTTGTAGTTCGCTTTGATGTGTAATTTTTAACAACTTTATATTTATTACTGAATAAAACTCAACGGAGAAAACAATGTTTCATTTTATGAAAAAAATGGTTATGACGGCAGTTATGTTTGGAATGGTTTTTGCACAAAGTCCAATCATAAGGGTTAAAC